TATATATGTAATATGTATCGATCTAAGACTGACCCCAGTCTTAATGATCGTTAGATCTAAACTCCCATTGGTGGGAATCCCGTGAAGAACATTAAATTAAAGTCTTCAGCAGCGCTTACGTAAGTTTCGCAAACAGTGCCATAGACTCCAGTAAAATTTCTTCTAGTGTAAGTTGATGAAAATCCCTCTTCATACGCAGGATATGCTGTTTGAAGAAAATTATGAGGTTTTCCAGCAACAAACTTGTATCTAGAATAGAAAGGAATTTCAATTTCTAGTATAGGGTTAACATAATAACTGCTTATTACGGCTCCTTTTTGAGAACCAGGCCCAATATATGATATGAACTTGTCATTGACGTTCTCGTCGGATACACGATCCCATTGCCCAATTACAAATGGAGTAATGGTCATTTCTTTGCGCGTTGCAGTTACTGTCCCTTCAACTTCAGTATAAACTAATTTCCATCGTACACCTCCTTTCCAACCCGCAAAAGCTCTCATAAGATAATTCATCATAGTAAAACTACATTGGTTATCTCCAGTTCGTGGAAAGTCATCCATATAATCCTTAAATAAAGGATAAGCTTGATGCTCAAATATGCTAGTCTGGAAAGCAGAATTAGTAGGTATTACAGCAGCATAACCATTAGCCCTTTTTAACAAAGTTCTAAAGCTGTCTATTTTTTCTCCTACATATACGCGGTTAACGTACTCTGCAGTTGGGTTAGTATGCTCAATGGGAATGGCTGATTCATCTCCCACTGCATCGGGCGCTTCAATTCCCGATTGTTTTGTTATGGTATAGCCTGACACCCTTCCACTAGGGTTTGCAAGCTGAAAATCGTCTCCTGCCTTCACATATACTGCTACGGATATATCCGTATTCAGTGTGACATCTGAATTGGGAGAAGTCAGTTTATTAAGTACAAAAACTGACAAAGTACCATTAACCCAGCCATGATTCATGGTTAATGGACTTGTAGAAAAACTTGGATAAGAGTACCAATCTGGCCCAATTTTCATCCATTGATACTCTTGATAATTACCTATAGTTATCTCAAATTCTCTTGTCTCGGCTATATCAACAATTTCTGTATATGCCACATTATCTTCTCGTGGAGTAGTAGTTGAATTTGGATCATATACTATTGCTAATCTTCCTCTATGGTAAGCCGAACTTATAACTTGAAATTTGAACGTGATAGAACCAGTCCAATATTCAAAAGGTATTGACGCCCCACAACATGCTGTCATATACACGTTACTAGGTGATAAATTCCTATAAAATTGTATAGGAGTGACGTAAGTATTAAACAGTAAAGATTCTGGAGCTGTGAGGTCACTCCATTGGAAAGTGGTAATAAAACTTTCCTTCTTAGCAATATTGGCGATAGTAAGCTCATCAGTACCATCAAGTCCACATACAGTAGAATCTATAGTAGTCTCTTGCTTTATATCAGTAGATAACTTCATACTACTATCTGTGGTATTGGTTATTCCAATATTACCTACAGCTCTAGGTGTAAACTTGCTGGGTTCAACGCAGTCAGAAGGTTTAGAAAACCCTAATGCTGACGCTACTGACGCGGTCATGCGTGCTCCCGTTTCTAATGCTAAGGCATATTTTCCTATTACTGGTACTTGTGTTAACGACTTAGCTGAGCTGGCTATGGCAGTACATACTTGAGAGATAGGCTTATCCACTGTCTCATCTTCAGTACCAGATTGGGGTGTAATCCCCAGTATGTTCTTATGAGTAGGTCCAAAGAGCTCTACATCTTCAAATGATGCAAATACAGAAATGGTAACTGACTCCCCAGAAACAGCAAGATTTTGATTTGCATGTTTCAAGGGTGCTATTTGATAAAACAATAAAGAACCTAAATTTCTGATCTGATCTGAATTTTGTAAATCAACATAATCCGCATAATAAAAGAACGGTAATGTAAGCTGAGCACCTTGGGACGTAGTTGGATCAAGGAATACATGGGGACATTGAGACATAGGGATTCTATTTAAAGGTACTAACGTAGAATATGAAGTTTGCATATCCGTCATTTGAAAGGGTAAGTATGAGCACATTAGTTTTCCATAGAAAAATCCATTTCCATTAATTACTATGTTAACTTTAACTTTGCCCCTAAAAAGCTTGTAGTTACTTATTCTATTTGATATACGATTATTATTAAATAACGCATTCCACGGGTCTACTGACTCAGAAAATTGTACTGTACCCCAATTATATTCACTGATTTTCACGGGTCTAGATAAAAATTCTTTCAAACTACAATCCGTGTCTGTATTTCTACTATCGGGCATAGAGCCCCCTATGTTCAGAGTATTATTGTCATTTGAATCAACAAATGTCATCGTTTGTTTTGTGGTCATTTCCACACCAGACTGTTGCCTGATTTGCATCCCATCCAGGATGACTATCGCTTTAATGACTTCGCGACCTGTGTCATTATTCTCTCTAATTAAAATTGAATTCGGGGTCCTCTAGAACCATTGTTGTAGCCATTGTACTAAAATATTTCGCCTAACTAATATAACCTGGCTATAGCATTGTTAGTTGGTAACCTTCAATATTTTATAATTGTTCTCTCCAAATTTTAATAACTTCATCGTACGATAAGTCTAGAGAATTGCAAAACCTCAACAAATCTGATTGAAGCATAATATCCTTAAGTTTTTCCCTGGATGTCTCATAGAACTCTCTTCCGTGAAACTTTGCTTCTAATAAGAAATTATCTACACATTGTCCTGTTAATTCTTCAATACTCACCGATTTGGTAGGAACATGACACGATAAAGCTTTAAACATGCTATCTTTTGAGAGTGGTGCTACGTAATGTCCAAAGTCTTCTTTGTACACCATCCCTCTTTTTAAAAACTCTAATTCCTCTAAAGCATAATAATCTATATTAGAGATCTTGTTTTTATGTATATCAGTACCCTGTATCCCAATATCATTCCACGCATGTAAAATGGATTTGATATTCATTAATGGATATTCCGGTGATACTCCCGCAGCAGAATCATCGCCATAGGTTCGTAACACCATTATTTCATGAAGGAGAACTTTGCTATTTGGATAATGATAATAGTAAGCCATCCTATAATTTAATGAATTAACAATACTTCCTAACATACTAGTAAGAGGAGTACCGGATGGTATTATACCATGCAGTACAACCAAGTCCCCACCTACGTCGCAGATAGTGTATAAAATAGTATGTTTTATGCAAGCTAACACATTCTTATCTTCTTGTGTCAATTCACCAGTTTCCAAAATCGGAATAAACAAAGTATCAATAGCAGAAGAAACTACTTCAAATAATGATACTAAATCACAACTAACTAAGTCTAGTGCTATAAAATGTTTATACTTTGTAATGCATTTAACGAACTTATCCCAATCATCACAATGTGGATTTATGCCTACACTACATTCAGTATACGCACAATTGATACACCAATATCTTGTAGTAGTAAGTAAATACTGTCTTATAATCATTTGCATAACAGTGGACGACATATAAAAATACCTAGCTTTTCCTATGTCAATTTTCCTTTGGGGTGTTGCTTCATTCTTTAACATTGCTACTACCATTTCTGGAGTACACAAACCAGATTTAAACTGATTAAGTTGCTTATGATACTCATCCATAACATATGGCTTAAAGTACCAAGCACCATCAATCTGATCGGCGTGTTTATTCTTATTACCGGGTAAATGGGCACCAAATGAACTTGACATATTCATACTACCTAAAAACTTTTTTCCCGGAACTCCATTGACAGTTTCAAACTCACTCAAAATTCTTATCTCACCTTTCCAATATGATGTATTGTTTTTATATGGTTCCATAATCCTCTCCCTATAATCTCTGTTAGCTTTATACAGTAAATCCATCCGCTTCAATGTACGCTTATTGGCAAATTGCCTAACCAAGCTTCGTACTCCGTGTCTTTTATCACCACCATGCCTAAAGGGAGCAGGACCCCATGTAATATCTAAATTGAATCTATCCTTAACCAGTCCAGCAATTGGAGTGTATACTACCTTTGCTTTAGGTGATATTCTACTAGGAACGCTACCTATGAGTTCAACACAGTCTATCCTATCTACCGTATCTAGGAAAGCAGACTTCTTATAGAACTCATAATTATGTATGCGTTTTCCAAATCTGTCCAAGTTATCTAATCCTAATTGTATTACAATTCCAAGTGGTTCAAAGTGTTTCATAGCTTCTTCTGCTTGTTCTCTTTTAAATATCACCGCAACTCCTATCTTTCCTTCTATATTACCTCCTACATGCATACCAAGTAATTGAGAACCTTTGTGAGTTTGGTCTAATAATACTGCACCACAAAGTCCATCAAAACTATCAGTTTTGTACACATACGCCTGAAATTCTGGTACAGACTTGTCATTTGTTATAGAATTAGTATAGTAAATATGTGTGGCGTCGTATTTTGATAACTTACCTAATTTGTCTTTATAATACAACTGCCCCGTCATCATATCATCACACTTATCAGATGGCAAATAATCTAGTAAGTTCTTTGTACGCATATGATCCATATGTTTTTCTGTATAAATTATACATAAATCTCCATCACACTTATAAATATTACGTTCATGTAATGTAAATTCTACAAAAGCGTTTCCAGGCAAATCTGTGCTAGGAATTTCTACTTTAGTTAAACGCATAGTTTTCCCTATAGCCTTAACGGCAAAGTGGTGCGCACAGTACAAATACTTATTTGCAAAGGAAAAAACATTATCAATTTCATCGGTTTCCAATATCTTACAATAAAAAAGGTTCCTTGCTGTAAGGTTCTCCAATTCAGAATATTTTATGTTAGCCTTAGTAGTGATTGGCGACACCATTATCTCCTTGCGCGCAGCATAATATTTCACTTTTTCTTCTGCGTCAAGCTTTGGTATATCTTCCACTTTTACTTCATACCCCATTTGCGTTTCTATGTATAACTGTTCAAAACTTTTACAAAGCGAAGGTATAAATGAAGTAATAATTAGTGATGCTCCACAAGTAGGGACTATAACATCCCTAATGAAAGATGGATTATCTAACTTGATTTTCTTCTCATTATTAGACAACATAAAACCTGCCTTAAGAGCAAACTGAGAAAAATCTAAAGGATTTCTAGCAGTACGATGAAGGCGTTCCAAACTACTTTCAGAGCGCATCCATTTATTATATACGAAATTTGTGGTATCAAAACGTGGTTTAACACTTTTGACTAAATGAGGGTCGTATAGCCATTGCTGAAATACATCACGCTTATACTGAATCCAATCTAGTGCTAATGGTATTTTATAAATAGGGTGTTTAATATGGGCATAAGCGCCTACTACAGTGCCTTCTAATACAGTAGGTATATAATGAGTAGGGTTTGCAATCATAGATTCTATAATTTTCAATAACTTATTCAATAATGCATCAAATATATCACAGATCATCTCATCAAACCATGTACTTAATGTAGAGTTCAATGCTTTAGCTATGTCCTTAAGTACATCAAGAGCTTCTTTTGCGTCACGTATACGTGTAGGTATGTGAGTTATCTTACCATCTAAGATAGTATCCAATAATTTCTTCATATAACGTATACGAGGTTTTTCTTTACCATCTTGTCTAGAGAAGTATAGTCCTGAAGTAAACAAACCTAAAGGATCTTTAAGAACTAATTCCCTTCGCCTTAAAGTAGCTATATTCACTTGGTATTGCGCTCGAGTGTTTACATCACGAAACGTATAAACTTTCCAAGTGCGCACTAATAAATCCTTGTGATAATCAAAAGACTCGGCTTTGATTCTTTTTGGTAAGTTTTTCCTTAAAATATACGAATATAACTCATCGTAATTATATTTCTTTTCTGATAGTCTATAACGTAGGGCAGGATTGGAAGACCTATCACTAAAAAATTCTTTCATTAACTCTGCTGTAGGACTTACCTTAAGCGGTGTATACTTATAATGTTTATTATGTTCTATTTTAATTTCCCTTAAGAAACCTTCTCGAGACTCTTTGAGACACAAGCTACATGGTTTACCTTCTTTAGGCAAATGCTTAGGATAACCATGAGAACAATAATTACTAGCGTCATTTACTTTCTTATCCATTTCGAGAACTTGTTTTTGAGTTTCAAAAAATTGAAAACTATCATTACATAAAAACTCTATTTGTTGTGCTAAAGATAAACCTTTCATTTCTACTCCGTTTACTTTAGCAAATACAAATCTATAAGGATTATCTACTTCTGGGCTAGCAGCAGAAAATTCAGTCTTAATTTCCAACGGAGTATTTAGTATTTCGCATACATAATTATCAAATACCCATGCATCTGGTGCTAATGAATTGCGTTGTTCTTCGGTCATCTTCATATAATCTATCTGACTTGATTTAAAATGAGAATCTGTATATGACAAACTTTTTGTATACTTGTCTCTTACTCTAGCCACCATGTGGACATTCACTCGTCTGTGTAATGCAGACACATTAAATGCTTTTTCCTCAAACCTCTGGCTAAAACTATTTGATGTCCAACCCTCAAATAGTGATCTATTGAAACACTCATGTTTTTCTTCAACACCTGCTCCCAATAACTCATGAGGAATGTTGTTAGCACTCCTAATCAACCAATCTGCAAGATTTAAATTATTAGAATCATCATGTAAAAAAGAAGCATCATCTATAATTACTATAGTATTATGATTTTTCCATCCAGACTGGAATTTATTAGATTGACATAAATAATAAGTATGATCCTTACCATATGGAATGCCATTACGTATTGCCATAGCATTACAAAGTAGCTTCGTTAAATATGATTTACTAATCCCAGAACCTGCAGTAAGTATAAAATGGTAAGGTTGCATTCTTATCTGTGCTTGTGCTTCAGTCTTCTTAATATACATAAGCATTGTCGATACTTCCTTTTCCCACAAATCTAATTGCCTTAATTCTGCATTTCTTTTGCTCTTTTTATAATCTCTAATGTTAGTAAGGAAAGTATCTATCTTCTCAAATAAGTCGTACTGCTTATATCCTGTTATATATTCCATATCTCCATTCTTATATAATAGGAAATTAGTACGTATCTCATTTATACTCTCCATTAACATTTCACCCATCATCTCTGTTTGTAAAAATCCTGTTAACTCTCCGGTTTTTACAAACACATCTACTCCGTTACCTAAATAAGTTATTGAGTGCAATATACACTCTATAGGATTACAACCATTATCAAAAATATGCATAACCTTGTCTACTATTGCATTATTTCCGAGCTTTCCAAAATAGTTTGCTATATCAGGGCTTATAAAAGTAGTAAACGCCTTGGATATAAAATCAATAAATGATTTTGCATATCTATTGTTCTTAAAAGTGTCTATATTAGTTATCATACTTTTGCACCAATCAATGAACATAGTTAAAGTACATTCTTCACCTTTAAAATGGGCAAAAGTGGACTTAATTAAATTGATGGCACTCAAAGATAAGCTGCCTTGGAAAAGTAACAATAATGCAGAAAGTGCAGCATAAATAGGCTGGTCTGCATATTTTAATAAAAATACAGCACTTACCTTTTCTAATAGTCCCACAATATCTTTCCCAGATTGTTGACTAATCTTTATATGCTGTGTTCGTAGCTTGTTTAGAAAATTTCTTTTAACATGAGATTTTGTAGAACCTAAATTCGCGTTACTTAATTGCCGCGATACTTCCTCCATCTTGATAGCAACATTTTTCTTATTGCGTCTCTTACGCTTGTTTTTACTTCTAGAATAAAACTTGGGTGACTCTACGCCTGATTGTTGAGTAATATCTCCAAGCGAAGTATTAATAAAAAATGATGATACCCTAACGCCAGTTGTATCATACAATAAGTGTGTTATATCAGTAATAAGATCATTATTGCTGTTTGGATCTAATAATATAGCTTGCCTTCCTGTTGGAAACTTTCCAAAGACAGCTAATTTACCATTATATATTCTTACCATAATATGATCATCTGCTCTGCCGAAGAACCTAAATAAGTCCGACGTTGTTAAAGGTGGCACTATATTAAATAAACCAGGTCTAAATATACAGTACCTATCATTCTCTTCATTCTGATCATAGAAACATTTTAAGAATAATAAGTCTATATGATATGGTGCTGAGAAATTGCATTCCCTTATATAAGCCATATCAGTATTTTCATCATAGCATAATTCATACTCTTCAATAGTATCTAAATATGCATCTTCATCAAAGGCATTATCCCTGCCTATAGTCCATAAATATGGACAATCGGGATACGGGGCAGGGTTTAAATTGCCTGCACTGTTATCCATCCTACTATTATCGGTATAATAATTATTAATATTCATTTCATAACGTGTATCTCGAATTGCAGCTGGAGCAATTCGAGGTACACATCAATAAAGATGTGTAGCTCAAATTGTTAGACATTAGCTATTTCAAACTTGACTTCGCCCGCTAATTGATAAAATAAATGTATAAATTGATAAGCAGCATACCAAATCTTCTTTTCCAGTTGCAAGTATGTCCCGGCTATAAAATTGCGTCAAAGAGGCAATCCGGCCTAACCTCCGGGCTTTGCTTACAAAAGTTTCCATTTTAGCATCTGTACTCAAATATATAATTATAGTATAAATTTAACGGCCATATCGCGTGAGAGGTCACTAATGACAGTTCGTCCGAATGCTGTGTGAATTGCGAAATTCCCACAAAGTTCTCTTCTTAAAATTTAAATAAGTCATCATCGTTCAAGTGTCAGTGAGTTGCACTGCACTAGCAATCATTAAACCCGATGGTAAAATTTAATGATGCTTTTGTCTGCATAGTACTAGTAAACCGACATATTTACTAACGTTGTTGATTACAACTTCAAATCTGGAAAGTGGTTTCCTGATTAGTAGATGTCCGTATATGGACGTAGTTCTAAGCTTCATATTTATATTTTTATTTGTTTTCTTTATTTTGTTCCCGTACATAAGTACGGACGCTGATTCACTCTAGACACAGCCGTTTTGATTTTTAAATTATTTCCCATACTATTGTATGGACACCGATTCCCTTCTGGACACGGTCGTTGTGATTTTCTAGTTCACTCAGAACTGGTTGTCTAAAACTTCTATTGGGTTGACAAAACTTCAACACTTGATTACACACTGTGTAATGGTGTCAAATGATACAGACACACATATCTATATGTGTGTGTGTACTTCGTACAC